AGAGATTAAACCTTCTCGTCAATGTACGCAACCTAAACCACCTAAAAAGAAAACTAAATCTTATATGCGTGAAAGTTTTGAGTTTATTAAAAATCAAGCAAAATGGAAAGCCGCAACTGCGTATGCTGAAGACAACGGTGCTGTATTTAAAATAATTACTGAAAAAGAATTAGGTGTTACGTTTTAAAACTCGTCTGAACCTGACGCACCACTTCTAATATATTTAAATGACGTATCTGGTTCGTGGTCTACAAATCCTGATACTGTAGTACCTGAAGATGATTGACTATTTACGTTTGAATTGTTTTGAATATTAATAACATTTGGTTGTGATACAGCAGCACTTTCAGCATTCAATTCTTTTAATGATTCTGATACGCCACCATACATAGTATCATCACCTGTTAATTGATCGCCAACAACTTGTCTTTTTTTAATACCTAATTGACTTAAAGATGTACCACCTCTTACACCTGTGTAATCTATTTCTTCAGTACCCGTACCATCCATACCTGCCATTTGTCTTTGTGCAATTATCTTAGCAGAGTTATCATCATAATCTGATAATGTAGGATCTACTGTTTGATTAACTAATCCATCTTCTAATCTAGCACTAGACATATTTCTAACTGGTGCATTACCGTCATCAAAATCTGCAAACGAAGCCTCACCTGCAATATCTCCTGCTGTACCAGCATTTTTATCTCTTACTGCTTCATCTTTTTCTTCTTTATCTTTACCACCAAAGAAGAATTTACCTACAGCAGAGTTTTTAAACCAATCTACTATACCTTGAAAGAATCCTGTTATTTTCTCCCATATACCTATAAAAAAGGCACCAATAGCGTCAATCTTTTCAGCAAAGAATTGAAATGCCATTATTACTGCCATTACTTTTAACGCAATCAAAATTCTTGCTGTTTTAAATATATTTCCTATTGCACCTAATGAAGTACCTATGCTCTTAAATGCTTTCATAGGTTCTTTGAACATTTTTACAAAATTAAATACACTTTTACCTGCATTAGCAAATGATGTACCAACTTCGGCAAGTGTATCAGGTATAACCATAAATGCTTCTTTAATTTCAGCAAGTTTACTAAAACCACCTGTATCTCTACCTGTGTCTGTTGATGTATTTGTTGCTTTATCTATTTCTTCATTTTTTTCTCTTAATTCTGAAATTTCATTTTCGTTTTTAATGATCTTTTCTTGTGCGTCTGTTCGTTTTTGACTTTCTTTCCAAACATTATCATCTAATTTTTGTTGTAATTTATCTCTATCAGCAATTTTTTCTTGTATTTTTATTTCGTTTTTTTCTCTATCTTTAGTTAACTTAATAACTTCTCTTTCTGTCAACAATCTGATTTTATTATTTTCAATTACACCTCTAAATCCTTGTTCTCTTAATTTTTCTAGTTTTTGTTCAGCGTCTTGTTGTTCACTTCTAAAATTATCTACTAATTTTGCTAAATTTCTATCGTAATCATTTAAATTAATTCCTAAATCATCAACTAGTTTTACTAATTTATTAATTGCTACTGCAAAATTATCAATAGGACCACTTTCAATTTCTTTTGTTAAATCTGAAATCATTTTAGGTACATCGCCAATAACTGCTTGTGTAGCAGATTTTAAACCTGCACTAGTCTTTTCAATTATTACTGCACCTAACTTTGTGATTTCTTCTTTGACAGCATCGCCACCGCCTTGTGGCATATCAAATTCTGATTGTAAAGGTGATATTTGAGGTAGTGCCATATTATCCTATTTGTTTACTAATTGGTTGTGATTTCTTTTCTTCTATCTTACTAGGTTTACCATTAACATATAAACCAAACCAAGCCGCACCTGCACCAACAACTACTGATACAAAACCTGCTTGTGCATTATTAGGTTCAGGCAATGACATAAACCAAGTCATTGTTTCATAAAAAACTAATCCATAAAGTGCCATAAACACTCTAGGTATTAAACGCCAGTTAGACATTAATTGTGGTATTTCTATTTTAATAAAATACCATACATCTTTTACTGTTATCATTTCATTCTCTCCCGTTCTTTTCTTTTTCTCTCATTTTCTTCTTTAATATGATTTATTAACATCTGTACGTATATGTCCCTCTCCCAAGGTATCATTGACTCTATTTCTGTCAATGAATACTTATGATGTTGTATCAATGCAAAATTAACTTCGTAGATCGCCTCTAGGCTGTTGTGGGAGAGGCCAATCCGAAAAAATCTTGCAACCCGCTGAAGGTGATTGTACTTTCAACTCCTGTCTTTGGGTTCTTCACTTTTGTTTCGTGTCTTAATCTAGGCATAGTTTCAAAAAACTTTCTCAAATTAGTAAATTGATTTTGAGATAGTGATTCAAAAAACTGTTTTAGTTCATCAGGTGTTGATTCACTAGCAGGATAATTCTTTTCACCCTCGTAAATGTAATCTACACAACCTGTAACTAAACTAATAATATCTTCGTATGATAATGTTTTTACACCTTTTGTAGTGTATAAAACTTTCATATTAGGATACTTCATAACAACGCCTAGTTTTCTACTTTCATCTAAAATTATATTGTTGGTGTGTGCGTCATCTACTTGCACCTCAACTTTTGATATATCAACCTCCACATCGCCATAGGTTTTCTTATCATCTGGACATATAACTTTAAACTTTGCTATTTCTCCTACAGACTTTGCCCTAACCTGTAAGAAAATGTACTCTACGTCAAACGTAGGTAATTCTTCTACTTCTAATTTATCAAATGTAACAGACTTTAATATATCTTTTGTTGCCTGTTGCATTTCTTTTTCATCACCAGATTCAAGTGCCATATACAAGATTTTTTCTTCTTTTACAAGAAAAGGTCTATATTGTACCTTTGTTTCTTGTGATGGCAATGTCAACTCATATCTCGGTGTTTCTACTATTGGTAACGCCATAATAACTCCTCAATTATTAAATATTTAGTGGTGGTAATTTAAATGGTGGGAATACTCTTCCACCAGTTACTCTACCAAGTGGTACTCTACGTCTTAAATCGTTAAGTACATCACGTCCTGCTCTTCTCAATTCAGGTGGTAATTTGTTTATTATTCCACCGAAAATTCCTCTATTGTTTTTAATCTCTGGTATTTTACCTACAGGAGATCCTAATTCTATGTTGCCTGATTGATCTATAAAGTAATTAATCCAGTTTCTAAATGTAAATGTTACAGTTATAGTTTGAATACTATTTCTATCGTGTGAATATGAAACTGCGTCTATTGTTTTAGGAAAAGCGTCTATCAATTGTACACCGTAAGTTACATCATCACGTTCTTGCCTACTTGCAAATTGTCCTAATTGAAATATGTTTAAATTTGTAACATAGTTATCGTAATAGTTAACGTTATATGATGATGAGGTACTAACTGCTGCCTTTTGCCATAATTCAAAATAACTTCGTTCTCTCATAAACTTATCAGCATAAAATGTTGCCTCAATGTCGCCTGATTTAAAATCATAAACTACTTTTCTAGCAGGTCTATTACCGTGTCTTACTTCTTTTGTTACCATTTCTCTATCAGGCATAGAAATGGAACTACAAAATGCTTGTACACGTCTGCCGTTTGCTTGTTGTACTGAAAGTAAATCTGTTTGTGATGGAAAGGCACCTGCTGTTTCTTCAGCAGCGGTTGACTCTGCCTCGTAATTAAAATCACCTAATGGATTATTAATATTGCCTACTAAATTAGGCAAACCTTTAGGTAACTGAAATTCTGCATAGTATCTTGCCTGTCTAGCAAAACCTTCTGCCTCGTTTACATATGATTGAAAACGTCCTAATGTAGTTTCAGGATTACCACCTTGTGTTCTTTTTAAACGTGGGTCACCTGTAACGTTATCTAAACTTCTATCTCTAGGTAAACCGATACGTACATCAATACCACCTATTCTTCTTCCGCCTCTTAATATTGCCATTAGTATGGACTACCTTTCTTAAATTGTGCGACAGGCAAATAAACTGCTAATGCTGCCTCATCAAAATCTATTCTTAAAAAGTTACTTTTCACGTGTGAAAACAAATATTTCTTTATTGTGTTTTTAACAAGTGGTATACCTTTTACTCTATTATAACTTACATCAAAACTATTCACACTTGTAATCTCTTTACCTCGTGTAGCAAATCTTTGTAATTGTTCTAACAAAGTAAATCTAGCACCTGGTCTTAAATAATGAAAGTTTATACCTGCAAATCCACCTGGTATTCTCTCTAATGGTAATACAAGTGGAAACGTATCATAATATGGTAATGTCTTTTTATATTTAGGGTCGTAAAAGAACATATTTAAACGACCAACACTAGGTCTACCTATTAGTCTACCTTGATTCATTAATCGTCTAGCAGTAACTCTATCTGCTATAGAAGATACAGCATTTCTGTACCAAGCAGATGTTTTACGTATACCGCCTGCCTTATCTACAAGTGGATCTAATATTGAAACCATATGCTATATTTATATAAAAAAAAGAGCGCTTTGGTTACCCAAAGCGCCCTTAAAGTATGTACTAGAGAGAGATAAATTACTCGTCTTCAGCTAATTTACTAAAATATGACATTGTATCGTCATCATCACTAGCATCCACCGAGTCGTTCATACTTTTTGCTGAACCGTTACTTTGAGGCGGGAGGTCTGCATTGTCAACGGTTTCAGTTTTTCTCGCACCAGATAATACCCTATTCAGTTTCTCTTTGAGTTCATCATAGGTCTTAAAGTTATCTGCTGCCAAGAAAGGTTTTAGAGCGTGTTGTTTTGACCAGACTTCTTTAATCTTGTCATCACTTTCAGCAAGTGCTGATACACCCTCAAACTCCGATTTATCATAATTCCAATAACCATCAACTTTTCTAATTTTTAGTTTAAAGTTTGCACCTTTCCAAAAATCAAATGGGTTGATTGCTGCTTCATCTTCAAATGCCGGTTGCATTGCTTCAGTAATCTTATCAAATATCTTTTTACCGAATTTGTATAAGAACACTTTACCTTCATTCTCTGGATGTTTTGGATCACTTACGACTAAAATATTAGCGTAATATGATAATTTTCTTTTTCGTTTTCTAGCGATTTCTTTATCACTATCAACGCCTGTATTCCATAGTCTTGTATTTTCTTCACTTACAGGATCTTTTTGATTTAATGTTGTTAAACTGTTTTCAATATACCAACCACCAGGTCCTTGAAATGCGTGTGACCACACTCTTTGCCAAGGCAATTCTTCGCCTGCCACAGCAGGTAAAAATCTAATAACAGCATAACCGTTACCAGTTTTATCTAACTCTGGTTTCCAAAATCTGTCGTCTTGGTATTTGTTTTTGTTTGATTGATCCTCAGGATTGAGGTTTGTTTCAAGTGCCTTTGTAAGTTTATCAAAGTTACTTGATGATGATTTTAATGTTTCAAAATCCATATTTTCTCCTTATTATTTGTATTCGTTGTATTTGTGTT